AGAGTGGATAATGGCATCATGGAGTAAAGGACATATCAGTCATGTGAAAAAGACTTCACAAGGCAACAACAAAAGCACATTCAGTATTAACATGAACAAACACAAGAAGCGTTCACATAAAGCATATAGGGGGCAAGGCAAATGACAACAGCAATATTGACACAAAAAGAGTATGGAACATTCAAAAGAAAAGTAAATGCTCTAGCAAAAAATGGCTTAGTTCTTGACCACACAGTGGTAGGAGCAAACAAAAGAAAAGTAAAAATCATTATCAACAAAGAGTATGATTATGATGAATTGGATAGATTATCCGAAGGAGTGAAGTAATGAAACAGTTATGGCACGATTATATGCAATACACTGACAAGGCGTTGGCTAAGTTAGAAAACGACCAGAGTGTTGAAGGCAAGTATGCTCGTAAAGAGATACACAGAAGAAAAATGGTAGGATACTGTGATGGCACAACCTTTCAAAAAGTAGAGGAGCAACCTAATGAGTAGTATCAAAAACAAACTATTCAATGACAAATACAAAGAGCAACCCGTTCAAGATGAGAGCGATGGGTTGCTCTTTTTTCATTCCCACTCACTTTGGACAGTTATGAAGAAAGTAGAGGAGTTCTATGAGTGCATAATCTATGGTGTTTTAGAACTACAAGAAGTGCAAAATGAATTATCATACTACCCTAACTTTGACAAAGACCATGATGGACACATCATAGATGCGTTTCAAATTCCTAAAGAGGATATGCTAAGAGCAATGAAGTATGCTTATGACAGTATAAGTGGAGAGTATGACAGCTATCAAGACTACATCGATCTAATAGAGTCATACTTAATTGATTTATACACAGGGGGATTTGCTAATGAAGGATAAGTGGAAAGGCTATGGTTGGATTGAGAAAGCCAATCATGAAGTGTGGAAACCTTTTGATAAGGAAGACCCACTAGAGTGGATACTGATAGGTTTCGGTATCGGAGTAATAGTAATGATGTTATTAGTAGGAGGATTTGAATGGATTACACAGTAATAATTCTAGTTGCTATGTTTCTAGTATTTATATACTTTAGCAACAACGATGACGATAATAACTATGGGTGAGTGGTTTGTAGAAGTATACACTTGCTTAATAGTGTTCTGTATCATAGGCACATTTGTGCTAGTAATGATAGACCACATTTTTGAGGGGTTTAAATAATGGGTAAAATTATACAGTTCCCTACTGTCACAGAGGGGGATAAAATCAAGGTAGAACTGAAAAAGCATGAAGATGAAATAAAGTTGTGCCTTGATGATTTGCAACATCTTAACGAACACATTGTAGAATTAACACTAGAATATGAACTAATGTTAAATAGATTGTGTGAAATCTACAACATAGACATGGGAGATTACAAGAATGATAGTTAAAGGTAGCATGAGTTATGATATACATGGCAGAAAAAGGAAAAAAGTGAGAAAAACTACTAAAAAAGCGACTAATAAGTGGCAAAAAGCAACTAAAAGTGATATACATAGTAATAAAACGACAAAAAGTAGTAAACAAACGACCTATCCTAGTGCAAAAGTGAAGGAGTATCAAACACCTGAAGATACTTCATATAAGAAAGAAATCAGTAAGCAATACACGGTATCAATTGCTTATAACAAAGGTGCATACCAAGTGATACCAAAAAAAGAGGTAAAAGATATTGGAAAGTAAAATTAATGACTACGCAAAGTTTGTAGACACAACTACCTCTGGAGCAAGTAAGGATACGACCAAAATGTGTGACAGAGTAGAGTATCTACGAGGAACTTATACAATGCAAGGTAGTGAAGTGATTGACCAAGAAATAGATATGGCAAGACTAATGACCGCATTGATAGGTATGATGGCAGAAAGTGGAGAGTTTGCCGAAGTAGTAAAGAAAAAAGTATTTCAATCAGATAGTAAGTTCAGTGCTGATGAAATATTCCACATGAAAAGAGAACTAGGAGATGTCCTTTGGTATTGGGTTCAAGGTTGTATCGCACTTGGATTTACACCTGATGAAGTAATGGACGAAAATATAAACAAACTTGAAAAGCGATACCCAAATGGTTTTGAGGTAGCAAGGTCTGAGAGCAGACAGGAAGGAGATATATGAGTATTGGAGAGTTAATTACATTTATTGCATTGTTTGGATTTGCAACAATAGTATTGCCTATGTTTTTCATAACATGGAGTGACTGGGCTAAAAAGAAAGAGAGGGAAGAATATGGCGAGTAGACATTATAAAGTAGGAATGGAAGCAAATGGTAGTAAAATAGTAGCAATACGATACCCAGAGGATAGCAAACCTAGATGGTTTGGTCATGTGAGTAGAAATTCGACACATATGTTGATAGACCTAGAAGATGGAAGGACAATTCGAGATGAACAGCTTGTTTTGATTAGTAAGTCCGAATACGAAGCTGCGTTTGGAGTAGTAAACTAATGGCAAATAATGTACATTTTCATGTCACTTTTGACATTGATGAAAAAGAAAGTAAACTACTGCAATTTCTAATGGAAAACATTAGTAGTAAAACGACACATGGTTGGTTGGAGTATGAAATAGAGAAATTACCTATATACCCTACCGAATATGATGAAGAAGGTTGGTATAACTGGGGTATTGAGAATATTGGAGCAAAGTGGTGTCATGTTGAAGAATATCATGAAGATTACTTTAGTGGATATTCAGCATGGAGTCCACCAATACCCTTTGTAAAACATCTAGTGCAGTATATACATAATGAGTTAGGAACTAAACCAACTGCTACCATGACTTATGAAGATGAGTTCAGAAACTTTGTAGGAAAAACCACTTACTTTATTGAAGGTGGAGAGTGCTATGACGACACTGATGAAATAGATGGTGAAGAACTAAACGAAGTTCTATTAACAGCATTTGGTAAAGAAGAAAGCTGGTTTGAATCAGATGACTTTGACTGGTGGGAAGAATACGAATTAGTAAAAGGTAGCTACAAAGGAGAGAAGTGGGAACCACAAGGATACTGTGATGAGCTAGTATATCAATTCTTTGATAGAGGAACATTGGAGATATTATGACACAATACCATGATAGAGTAGTAAAACGAGCTAAACAGATCGCTGCAGAGGAATGGGCTAGAGGAGTGAAATCACTTCATGCACATAGTCTAAATTCGATGTGGTATGAGCCAGAACCCGATGTAAAAAAAGAAGTAGGAGTTGTAGACATTGAATACAACGATGGTAGAATAACTAGAAATGATATAGAATTAGTGCCAAGTCAGTTGAAAAACGATAGACTAATAGATGAGTGGGAGAGATTTAATAATGAGTTATCTTGATACACTAGATGATATGGAAGTAGACTTTATGGGTTGGGAACTGAAGTATGGCAAAGAGGAGGCTATAGAGATAGCAGCTGAAGAATGGGGCTGGTCTAATTTTAGAGTGGCTAAACAAGTAGAAAAATGGGAGAACAAACTATGGCAGTAAACTACACAGAAGAACAAGTAGAACAAATGATAGAACAGTATAGTGCTAATCCGACTAGAGAAACAGTAGAAAATCTAGCTAAAAATATGGACAAGAGTATAAAATCTATCATAGGTAAACTAAGTAGGGAAGGAGTTTATCTAAAGACAGAATATGTCACCAAAACTGGGGAGAAACCTGAAACAAAATTAGAAATAGTGCAACAACTAGCTGAGAGGTTAGAACTCTCTACCACAGCCCTAGCGGGGTTAGAGAAAGCACCAAAGTCAACACTAAAAAATTTAAGGAGTGCAATATGAGAGTGTGTAAACTAGGAAGAATGGATGAGTTAGTAGAAAAACATGGACAGTATGCTGAGGTCATGGGACTTACAGAAGCCCCAACGGGTATGAAAGCAAGACTAAGATTTCCGAATGGTCATAGAGAAACATTACCAGTTCAAAGAATACGAATACTACAAGATGATAATGTTCCAAGGTCTAAAGACTCATGGTTTTGACATAACTAGGAGAAAACAAAGAAAGTAGCCACTCATCGTAGTGGTTTTTTCTTGCCTTTAAAAAATTTTGGTTTGTGCAAATTGGAGTAATTGGAAAGGGTTTTGTAGTAATTGATTTATTATTTGGAATTTAAAATAACCCAGAACAGGTTATTGTTTGGTTTCATGAATTGATATTGTTAACACAATTAGCTCTCTTAATTTATCTAGATTAGAGACACGCCTTCT